GCAGATGCTGAGAAGAGATCGATCTTCTGCTTCTTACCATCTTTGAACTTGACTTCGCCCATGCTCTTAGTTTTAACGATCTTCTCTAAGTCAGCGATAACGCCTTCTGAGTAATAGCCTTCTTTATAAGACTCTTCAACTTCTTCTTCGTCATCTTTCATTGCCATTTTAGTAGCAGTTGCGTACATGACATCAGTAGCTTTGTCGCCGTAACGATCTTTGAACTCGCTCATTTTTTTCTTGAGTTCTTTGACGATAACTTCACGCTTCTCTTTCTGAGCATCAGTCATAGTGCCTTCTTGTACAGACTCATAAACCTCTTTACCTTGACCCTTCTCTAGATCAGCTAAACGATTAGCAGATAAATCGAGAACCTCTGCCTCTTTGTATCCGTCAGGTAGTTCAATTTTTTGAACAAGATGCTTATCTATGAAAGCCTGTTGCTTTTCTACCGAAGCATTATCGCCGAGATCTTGTATCTCTTTATGAAGCGACTCTATTGTAAACTGCTTAAAAGATTTCATTTTTATTCCTTTATTATTCTGATTCTGGAGCAACTTCTACTTCAACTGGTTCGCCAGCTTCTGTGGAAGCACCAAACATAGAATCGTATTTTTGTCCGATAGCCGCTGTCATTTTATCTGCCATAACACTATTAAAAGTGTTTTCAAAGGTACCTGCATCTTTCTCGACTGCATTTCTAATCAAATCACTAACACTCATGTCTATCTCCTTACTTATATGTTTATTTATATTTTATTACAGTTGCTGATTAGGCTTATTCAGGCTCATCTTTTGGATCTTCAAACTCTCCAAAATCATCTTCTGGAGCATCGTCTTTTGGATTATCTTTTGGATCTTCAAACTCTCCAAAATCGCCTTCTGCTTCATTCGAGTCTTCTTCGTCTGCTTCTATTTCTTCTCTCATCTTTTCGATGTCATCTTCGTTCATCATGAGAACATTCTTTCTAACCCAATCTGCTGAGTAGTACTTACCAACATACTCATCGATATCACGAAGCATACCTAATCTTTCTCTTAATATTTCACTTTCTTTCAACTCTTCAAAGTAGTTGTCTTGCATGAAATCATATCTGATAGAGGATTGAATCTCGCCCCACTCTTCAGGTCTTATGATTCCCTTGAGTACTAACTGCTTCTCAAGAATTTTATCAAACAGTGTAGAGAATTTTGCTCTCAATCTACTGATAAACTTACTAAACTTAATCTCATCTCTAGATATTTCTGTTGCTCTACCTAGTGAGAATCCTGCATCTGTTTCCATGCGAGAGATAGGTACATTAAGAGACTTAAATAATCTCTTCTGGAAATATAATACATCGTCTAGTTCTCCTAGATTCTGACCACCAGGCAATGTAGTGATCTCTGTACCTTTTCCACCCTCTCTTCTTGGCAACCAAAAATCGTCAGTCATACTCATATGTCTACGATCATCTTTAACGTCACCAGTACTTGCATCATATACTAAGCGATTCTTGTGCTTAGTCATCATATCTCGTAGATACTGTTCTGCTTTCATCTTAGGCAGATTACCTACATCGATATAGAAAATTCTTCTTTCAGGCGCTCTAGATATTCTGTAAATAACTACAGCATCTTCCATCATTCTCAACTGATTCAGAGGCTTAGCCGCTTTATGTAAATGAGATACGACTAATGTATTATCTTCATTAAGCAAACCCGAATTAGCATTTACAATAGAGTCTTTTGCAATCTTTAAACCAGCTAGTTCGTTACCCTGCTGTCCTAACTGATTGCCGGCCTGTCCCAGAAATCCCTTTTCACTATAGATGTAGTATTCATTCTTAACTTTCTTTGCTAAAAACTTACCATCTCGTGAAGACCCTTCTGACTTAGTTTCAAATTCTCTGACTTTACGAATCTTTCTTGGATCGATATAACGCAACTCTTGAATACCTTTTCGGGGTTGCTTGATATCAATCATAACATGATAGTTGATTCTTCCATCAACATACCACTTTTGGAAAGTGTCGTAACCAGTAGAAGAAAAGTCTAACAACTTCAATACAGTGTCAAACTCTTCTCTGATTTTCTTTTTGATGTTGTCAGCTAGATCGACATCATCCGTAACACATTCAACAACCTTTTCATCCGATGAAATACTAACTGCCTCGTTAATAATATCATCTACTGCTTGAGAAACTTCTGGTTGCTGTAGCATTGATCTATATTTTTGCACAAGTTCTGCTTCTGATCTTGCACTACCAGCCAAGTCCAAATAGCTACTTGCGGCAGTACCTGTTGCCGCAATGTCAATAGAACCTTCTTCTGCGCCCGCCTGAACAAAGGAGGGGATATTATTCTCTTCCTTTTCGGACTTGCGTTTGATTTCAAAACCAAATAATTCAGCCATATTTTATCCTCTAATTCTTAGGGAGAGTTTATTCTCTCCCCTTAAATTATCGTTATCAATTTTACTCGTTTGTGCCGCCGTCTCCGGTGACTCCACCAGAAACATTCCACCAGTCATACTGGAAGGTGACATCGAATCTTTCGATATCGTCAGTTGTGTTCCAATCCATAGTGATAGCACCGATGGAAGTTGGAAATAGTCCGTTAAAGTTATAAGTTCTTAAAGGTGCGCCAGTTTTTGAGTACTGAGTAATCTGTGCTTGATTCTTATATTCAGAAGCACTTGCACTACCTAACTGAGTTGTGTTTCCCTCATGAGCATTGATGGATGCCATCCACTGCTCCATAGCGTTACGAATAAGGAAGTCCTCATCGTTAATGATAGTTACAGTCCACTCAGCGAATGTTCTATCGCCTGCTATCTTAACCTTACGACCAAAGTATGGAACTTCAATTGTTCCGATAGTAGCTTCAGGGATCTGTGCCGCCTGTACCATAAATGGTGTTTTAAGATCAGCAATTCCATTAATGGGATTGGTGATAGCTACTTGGAACAGGGATGCCTTAGCACCCCCGAAGGTCAATTGGCTTTTAATTTCATTGATGTTGAAAGCCATCTTTTTTATCTCCTTGTTTGTTGTCTAATTATTTATTAAGCCGCACCAACGATCTCTGAGAACTCCACGCCTGTTCTAACGGCAACAAAGTTCAACTGGATAAAGTTGATTGAACGTGCTGGCTTGATGTAAATGTCGCCAACAAATTGGTTAGTGTCTATCACTTGAGGCGTATTGTTAGATTCATCACAGATAACTTTAAAGTCATAAATGCCTCGTCTACCTTGAACATCTCTCAAGAACGGTTCAACTAAGTTAACAAATGTAGCTCTAGTGAACTCATCGTTAAACTCGAATAATGTTGACTTAGATGCTTGACTAATAGTCTTCTCAAGAACAATGAACAATCTACGGACATTGATTCTGTCGAATGCGCTAGTAGTGCCAGCAAAAGTCTTGTCACCAAATAGTACAGTGCCTTGACCTGGCTGAGTAATTACTGGATTAATACCATTCTTGTATAGTAAATCTCTCTGCGCTTTATTAGGATTAACTTTTAACTTAACAACATTCTTAACATTTCCTCTGCTGTATCCTGCGGGTGAGAACCATGGATCTCGTAGATCGTCTGTTCTAGCACACAAGCCAGCGATGTCGCCATTCAAAGGAACCCAACGATATACGTCAGAATACTTATCGTATTGGTATTTATATCCACTGTCAACGACTGCAAAACTACTTGCAGTTAAGTTGGCGACAAAGGCTACTATAGAAGATGGAGTCATATTGTCTGCGTATGCAGGAGAAACAAATGCTACACAATCTCTACGAACTTCTACAATATTGTCGATGATGTAGTTAGAGAGTTCGTGTCCTGTCGCTCCTCGTGCTTTACCTTGAAGAACAAACGAGATATCTACATCAGCGGCATCTTTATAAAGATCATACGCTAAAGCTAGTTTACCGATTGGAATATCAGTCTCATCGTTACCATCACTACCACCAGTCAAAGCTGTAGCTGAAACAGCACCACTCAATGCGGCTGAACCTGCATCAGTCAACGAAATCCAGTCAGAAGATGATACAAGAACATCCGATAGGAAGTTTGTAGATCCGTCTGCACTTTTAGCACCTGCCGTTAGCGATACATTATCATATCTTTCTATAACAGCACCAGCGGTGCCAGTAATTTTACCATCAGAATCCTTAACGACAACATGAACACTTCCTGTATCTGGAGCAGAGTCGAAGATGTCTGCATCGCCCCACTGCTTAGTGTACGCTCCACCAGTTATGGTAGTGATGCCTGTGTATCTCTCAATAAAGTTTGCTGTTGCAGTAACTGCGCCAGCTTTAGTTGTTAACTTATTGGTGCCTGCCGAAAGAGCAGTGATTTGTACGTTATTTTGATTACTTACAGAATAGCTGTTTGCTTTAGCAAGAGTATCTGCTAGTTTAAACATATTTGTTGCGCCACTAGTCTCTACACCAACTTGGGTTAATGTATAGCCAGTATTACCTGCGGCGGGTTGAGTAATATCAATAGCGTCAACACCAATTGCAGGGACTTCAGAGTATAATTTAATCGCTGTTGTGCTTTCTACCTGAACCCAATACTTAGTGCCGTCTGCTAGATTATTGATAGCAGCCTGACTATTCGTGTTGAATATAACACGATCTCCAGTTGTGTAGCCGTGTGCAGTACCGAATGTAATTGTTTCATTTGTTGTAGAGACGGCATCGTAGTCGAATGATTTTGCGACATCTTCTACTGGGATAATGAAGTAGTTTTTATCGTCTACTAAACCAGCTAGAACACCACCAGTTGTTGCGTCATATACAACAGGAGTTCCTTTTGCAATGGTTTCGCTTGCGCCCAACTGAATAATACTCGTACCTAATGTGTCTGCGGCATCGTGTATATATACACCACCGTCAGTGTCAACAGTATGATCGTAAGAAGTTGGAGCGGCATCAGATTCAAATATAAAATCTGCGCCAACACCACCACCTGAAACCGAAGCATCAGCTTTTAGTGTCAAGCTTTGTTCACCAACTGTGATTACGTCACCCTTTTTGAGTGCTTGTGCTTGTGCTTGCGAGGCAAAACCGGTAAAAGTACCAGAACTATTACCTGAAGTGATATCGACAGTAGAAGTGCCAACTCTTGCGGAAGCGAATGATGTGCTATCGCAGTGAGATACTTGAATAGAATTTCCTAACTCGCCATAATACTTGGCTTTAAATTCATCAGCGCCACCTTTAGTGGCGATAACAGCAGTATCACTTACTGCACGAGTTACGAAAAGTGCATCACTATAGCCTAAGAAATTGGCCGCTGTTAAAAATGTCTCATGGTTTGTCCATAAGTTTTCTGGAGCATATGCACCAGTATATCGGGTTGACGGCTCACCGAATCTAGAAACTAATTCTTGCTCTGAGGTAACTAAAATTCTTTCGTTGATTGGACCCCATCGAAATACACCTGCAATTGCCCCTTCGGTCGTTCCAACCGCAGGGGTAGCACTTGTTAGGTCGATTTCGCTGACGTTAATGCCTGGACTTGTTTGAAAGGCCATTGTTGATTTCTCCTTGTTTATTTTGTAAGTTACAAACTTCTTTTATTTTCTATTTCTATATTTATAATATTGAGAACTTAGCTTAACCAACTATTATCGTCATCTGAGACTGCAATTAGATCAGCAGTATCACTATTCATGTCGTAGTCGTTGAATCCAATTGGTAGTAGACTCTCTGCCAACTCTTCTTCGTTTCTTTGTCTTAGGTTATTGACTGTGTTTATATTAGTGATCTCTTTAAAGAACATCTGATCAGTCATCCAAGCAAATAGCACTAGACCCATGACTAGATCGTCATGACATCCAGATTCTGCTTCATAAGAGTTGCCTTTTCTAGAAAATGTAGAAAGTTCGTTAATCGTATCAAAGTCATTCAATATCAACTGATCTTGTTCAACCAACATCTTGAGCATATTACATCCAACGGATTTAACTGCTTTTGTTGTTCGAATGCCCTTATCTGCTTTCTTTGAGAATCCTGTAGATATTCTTTTACCTGATCTACCTGCGGATTCTGTGAACATGAGTGTTTCCACTTCAAATTCGTAATGCAATGTCTCTGAGACTTGCTCACCTATATCATTGACTTCCACTAATGTGTAAGCCTCATTATAACTCTTTATACTTCTATATATGATTTCAGCGTAGTCTATGGGTGTTATCATATTATCTTTAAAGACGCAAACTTGTCTATAAGGCATTTCTGTAACATCAATAATCTGAAATGCTGAGTAATCTAATCCTTTACCTCTAGCCACATCGACTACACAAACATATGTGTGATCTTTCTGAGGCTTTTCATATACTTTCATGTGCTGTGTTTGACCAACTGGAGTTCTAGGTACAAGGTTCTTTAATTTACCACCTTCGATCAGAGTGCCAGATGAGCCTAAGAATCCACACTCGAACTCTTGTGAGAACTTCTGCGTATCTTGATCCATAGCCGCAAGAGTCTCTTTTCTCCATGCCTCATCTCGCCCCGGTACTCTTTGCCACGGCACTTCAACATACTCAAATCCGTTTGTGTCTAGCTAT